AATATAATGATAGTGACAAAAATAAAAAAAATAATATAAAAAATATTATTTGTATATTATCTAATATATTATATTTAATAATATTTTTTTTTAGTTTATATTTATTAAGTATAAGATTAGGTTCATACATAAATATATATATATATAAATAATAAAAAATAAGTTTGAAATAGAACTTAAAAACTAAATAAGTAATTAATAGTATTTGTAGTAATTTATGAGCTGGGTTAAATTAAATTTTATAAATTATGATATAACCGCAATAAATTCTAATGGATATTATATATCTATAGAAGATAAATGTATAAAAGATTTAAATCATAATTTAATAATAACAGTTCCTTTTTTAATAAGTGGATATTATGAATTATATAAGGTAGAATTAGAATTAAAAAAAACAAATTTAATGATATTTGTATATATAAACTATGATAAACTAATGTTATTAATAAAAAATAATAATGTTATTCCTAAAAGAAATGAATTATTTGAGGTATTGAAAAATAATATAGAAAATTTTAAGTATAATGAAAATATATATAATAATCAAAAAAAATTTATATTTGATAAAAATTTTAATAATATATTAGAAAATCTTAACAAAAAAATAATAGTAAAAACTATTAAAGATTATGAAATTGAATATAATAATTTATTAATTAATCTTAATACACAAGAATTTTTAATAAAAAAAAAAAAAAATTTATCTATATGTAATTCTTTAATATTATTTGATATAAATACTAATTATAAATTATTTTATAAATTATTAAATAATATATGTAGTTCAAAAATTTTAGTAATTGTAAATATAGATAAAGATCTTGATATAAATCTTATAGAAAATATGATATATATAAATTCAAAAAATTATAAAAAAATATTATTATCTAATTTAATAAATAGTAATATAATTATAATAGATTATAATGTAATAAAAAATAGAAATTACTATAATAATTATACAAAATATCATTCTTCTTTAGATTATAAAAAAGGGTATAAAAATTTTAATATTTATATAAATAATTTACTAAAGTCAGGAAATATAAATATAAATTTCTATAATGTAGAATTATTAAAATTTAAAAATATTATATTCTTAAATATTTTAAATTTAGATATTGAAGAAAATAGTAATTTAAAATTTTTTAATAGTGTAGTAAAATCAGAAAATAAAATTTTTTTTCAAACACAATGTAATTTTAACTTTAATTATAATTTCTATATAAAAACAAGATCATTTTTTTTTGATGATAATAGTAATATATTAGATATTAATCTTAACAAAAATTTCATTGAAAATAATATATATTTTAATTTAGAAATGGATAATAATAAATTAAATTATAATGAAACAAAATTTATAAAAGTATGTAAACAAAATACAGAGTTAATAAATCAAAGTATAAAATTATTTGATTATATAATTTTATATGAAAAAATATTTGATAAAAAAAATATAAGATATAAATTTTTAATTAATAATATAAAAGATAAATATAAATGTCCTATTACATATGAAAATTTATCAAATAATATAAGAGTAAAGTGCGAATGTATGCATGAATTCAGTCTAATAGGATTTTTAAATCATTTAAACTATAGTTTAACATGTCCTTTATGTACAAAAAATCTTGTTAATACAGAAATATTAATAATAAGTAGTTTAAAAAATATAATGAATTTAACGTATAGTAAAACTTTGTATAAAGTTATAAGTAAAAAAAAAAATATATTTAATTATATTTTAATAAATAATTTAAATGATTGTAATATATTAAATAATAGATTAATAAAATTAAATATTTTTTTAAATAAAAAAATAAATTTAAAGTTTATTACATTAGATAATTTAAATCAAATATCTATAAATAACAAAATATATAAATGTATTAATTTAATTATAATTGATAATTTAGAATTAGATAGTTTTATTAAATATAAAACTATTAAATATTTAGGTAATAACAGTAATTTTAATAATTTAGTAATTAATGTTGTAAAATGTAAATAATTTTAAGTACTAAAATCTAATATTAATATATGAATGGACTAGTAATAAGTATTTTATTAACAATCATAATATTAACAAGCAATATATTTTTTACAAATTATATTTTATTAGATAAATTTAATACATCACAAACACTAGTAAGTATAGTAAGTATATCAATAATATCATTTATATTGGGAATAATAATATCAGTATATTCATCTTTAAAAAAATGTAAAAAAACAGATAAAAGTTTATCAATTAAAATGGGATTTAAATCCATGATATATAGTATCGTAGGTTATTTAATTGTATATTTTGTTCCTTTTGTTTCAGATCCTTTTTTATCTTTATTAGGAGAAACTAAAATAGGATATTCAATCGCTCAATCTTTTGTAATTGTTTTAAATACAATTACATGCACTATAATCAATTACTTTCAAAGTCAAAAAATATCTTGTAAAATATCAATAGAAAAAATTGAAAAAAATCTGAAAAAATTAGATAAATATCTAAATAAAAAAAGTTATAAAAATGTATCACATAAAATAAAAATTAAAGATTAAATAATTAATATAAATTTTCGTTTATTTTTATATTAATTTATCTTAAAAAATTAATAGTAATGAATAATAAAAATTCAGAAAATGATTTAAATAACGTTATTAAACAAATTACATCTAGTGATCAATTTAAAAATATTATAAATAATATTTCAGATAAATTAGTTCAGTTAAATGAACAAAATAATATTTCTAATAATGAAACTGATGTTAATTCTATAATTTCGTCAAACGAAGATAATGAAACAGATAATAATTTAGAAAATTGTATGTCTTCATATTTTTTAAGTAAAAATGGAGAAAATATTTGTGATTGTATAGACAAATTAAATAATAATTTAGAAAAAATAATATGTATAATAAATAAAAATAGTTGAAATAATTGTATAAATCTGAATCATTATAATTTATTATACTATTAGTAATTAAATATGGTCCAGTGCTTTGCATTATGTATAAATCATGATTTTAATATTTTTTTAGAATTTATTTAGGATGATCAACACACCAATATACTGTTAATTGTGTATCAGAAATTAGAACTACTTTTCCTGCTAAATCATTTGTCATATCATCATTAACATATATGTTGTAATAATATTTTTCATTTTCACAATATCTATTTCCTAATAAATATGTATTTTTTCTTTTATCATCTAATTCAATATGAATTAATCTTAATTCAGCATCTTTATCATTTGAATTAAATGATATATGTTGTATTTCATTTGTAGTGTTTTCAAGAATATTAATGCTATTAATTAATATTTCATGATTTTCAAAATCCTGTTTAGATATAAAATAATCAAATTTACTATTTGTATCATTTACTATTAAAATAGGTTCTAAATTACAAAATTCATCATTTATATAAAAATATAACAATACAATATTATCTTTTAATGAAGTAATATCATTAGAATCAGAACATAAAATAATATTTTTATCTTCTATTTTATAACTATTTGAAATTATATTATCATGTATTAATAAAAAAGAATAATTAATTTCATTAGATATTGTTTTACATATATCAACTAATTTTAAAATTTTTTTATCATCTGATATTTTTTCTGAATTGATATCATCAAGATTATCTTTTAATTGTTTTTTTAAAATGTCATAATTACTTTCTTTAAATGATTTATTATATTGTTCTAACAATTCTAAATTAAGTAGTATAGAATTACTTTTACTAGGAATCCTATAATATACATTTCTATTATTTTTGTTCACTAAGGTTTCTATATCAAATTCTTTTAAGTTAATTTCTGATATATATTTATCTTTTGTTATAGTTAAATCTGTTATACTAGATTTATCATTGGGTAAAAAAAAACCTAAACTACCATGATGTTCATTTAATAGTTTATAATGTTCAGACATTAATTCTAAAGTTGTAAGTTTAGATTTATTACGCTGATCTAATATATCAAATTTTAAAACTTCTTCTTCTAAACCTAAAATTTGTTGTTTTAATTTTGTTGAATTTTTTAATTTATTTAGATCACGAGCTATATCTTCTAAGGATACATAAGTTACTGGCCTTTTTTTATTTATTACAAATTTTCCTTTTCCTTTTCCTTTTTCAAATTCTGCCATAATTATAAATATTATAAATTATTTATATATTATTTTTTTATAAGATATAGAATGTTAAATATATAAAATGAAATTAAAGCTATAATAAATATAACAAATGGATAATAAAAAATAGTCTTATTTCTTCCTGTTCCAAATTGCTTCATATTGTTATTACTATCAAATACTAATTTAGGTTTTTTAATCCAAATTAATATAGAAATAACTAAAAATATGATAATATTATATTTAATATAATTATCTAAATTAATTATCATTCTGTAATATATATATATGAATAATATAATTTTATTTTTAATATTTATATTATTTGTATTATTTAGTATCTATTTTTTAAAACATAAAAATGATAATACTAAATTATTAGAAAATTATAATGTATATAAATCAATTGTAAAAAATATAATAAAAAAAAAACATAAAATAATAACTTATTCTAAAAATTCATTACAATATAATTATGCTAAATTATTATCAAGTTTTTATGCATTAGAAGTAATATCAAGTAAAGGAACATTTCAGAATATAAATAAAATAAATAATAATGAAATATCTTTTGGAATAGTGCATGAAGATATGGTTATAAATGCATTATTAGGTAATAAACCATTTTTTTCTAAAGATAAAAAAAAATATAATAATTTAAATTACATAACAGGAATATATGAAGAACAAATAAATTTAGTAGTAAATTCAAAATTTAAAATAAATAGTTGGAATGATTTGAAAGGTAAAACAATATGTTTTGGAAATAAAAACAGTGTATCATTATACAATGGATTGATTTTATGTAATTTAATAGGCATAAAAAAAAAAGATATAAATATTATATATGGAAATATATATAGTAAAAAAATTAAACATTTAATAATAAAAGATGTAATTCATGGTTTTATGGTTATAAGTGAAAATCCAAATACTTATTTAAAAAATTTATGTAAAATAAAATCATTAAAATTTTTAGGATGTAATGGAATTTCAGATGAAATAATTAAAATAAAATTTCCTTATTGGATAAAATCTAATATAAATGTTAAAGATTATAAAATATTATCTTTAAATGATATAATAAGCACATGGAGTATAAAAATGATACTAATAACAAATTCAAATGAAAATAAAATAAATGTATTTAATTTAATAAAAACATTATTTGAAAATAATAATAAAATAAAAATTAAATTTAAAAATAAAGAACATAAAAAAGTAATGAGAAATTATCAATTAGATAAATCATTTCAATTAAAAAATATAATACCTTTACACGAAGGGGTAAAATTATATTATAAATATATAGGTATAATAACAGAAAATAAGGATATTAATTGTAAACATTTTGTAGGAACAGGAAAATGCAACTTAGAATTAATTGATATTTAAATTTTTTTTTTTTAAAATATTTTTATAATTAGTACGTTGAAAAATATCATTTTTAAAAATATAGTCTGGTCCACTAATATTTTTATAAATTTTATTTTTTTTTTTTTGTTGATCACAGCAATAAAATTCTTTACTATTTTTACAATTATAGCACATAGGTTTATGTTTTTTATTATAAAAATGTGGACTTATTTGTTTTATTCCTATAGGCATTTCACACCAACCATTAATACAACCACCTCTATTATTTTTATAATTTTTATTTTTTTTAAAATAAGGACATTCTTTATTAATTTTACATAAATTATCCCATTTACCTTTAATAGTTTTTAAATTATTATTTGTAATATCAGTTTCACATTCATTCATATTTAATGCATCTTTTCCATAACATTTATAATATGAATATTTATCATTAAATTTTTTTTTTAATATTTTATTAATTATTTTATCATCAAAAATCAGATTAGTTTCATCTGAATTTCTTAAATATGTATTTGAAGCATTATATGGATGAATATAATATTCAGAATAAGTATTTATATATTTATCTGATTTATCATAAGGCTGTGTAGAAAATATAGAATCAGATGTTCTATTACCTATAAGCTCTACACTATTTATTAGATTATTAATTCCAATACTTTCTAAAATAATCTTATATATATGACTATATGTTTTATAATTTATAAAAATTTCAATGGTAAATGTATATCTTAAATCATTACTATTAATACATTTTTCAATTTTTATTAGTTTTTTAGATATAATAGAAGGAAAACAAATATTTAATGAAGCACAATGATATTTATTTAAATTATTTTTAATTTCTTTTTTATATATATTAACTAAAACTTTTTCAAATGATTGTATTGAATTAAATAATCGCACATTATCAATTTCACTAAATTTATTATTATAAATACTACTATTATAGTTATCTAATTCTAAATATTTATTATTTGTTTTTGAGTATTTAATATTTTTTAATAAATTATTAATATCATTAAGATTAAAACTAAGAGAAGGATGTTGTTCTTTATTTATAGAATCTGGTTTAAAAGTAAGTGAAGGATATTCATTTTTATTTGAATTAAGTAATATAATTGGATTTTCAAAATTGTATAGATTACTATTACTATTAATTAAATTTTTATCAGTATTTCTGTAAAAACAAGATGGATTACCGATAGGTAATTTTATATGATTAGATGAAAAATTTTCTTTTATATATTTTTTATAATAAAGTAAAAATATAAAGATTAATATTAAAAATAAAAAAATATAAATTTTCATTTTATTTATAATATAATTTGATTTTAGAAATAGATCTAAAACAATAAATATGTTTGTTTTAATTTAAACTTTAGGTAATTAATTTTTTATATCATAATAAGCTAATTTTTTTCCCAAGGAAACACAAATTATAATATTTTAGTAGATGTAATATTTAAGCTTTAAGTAAGCTTAGCCTTAATCATAACAGTTTGAAGCCTCATTACGATTTAGAACATTTATTTATACCTTTACAAATTTAAAATGCCAATATTATATATTAGTTAAACATACTCCATTATTTATCAATACATTCTAGTTGTATTTTATTGTTAAATGAACCTAACTTTAATCTACAATCATATAATTTTAATTTATTTAAGAAGGTGAAAAAAAACTATTTTCAAAATTTATTTTCTGAAATTAGTTTTTATAATAATTAATTTTTTTTTTTTTTATGAGCTTTTAAATTAAATATCATCATCGTGTTCATCAGTATTACCATCATTCGCAGAATCAAATAGATGTTGTCCATTTACATTATGATTATAATTATTTTCATCCAAGGGTTTAATACCAAAAATATCATCTTCTATATTTTCTGGTTCTTGATTTTCTAATTCTTGATTTTCATGAGTTTCAGATTGAAGAAGCGGATCTAATATAGTTTCATTAATATCTTCAATATCTATCTCATTGACATTGTTATCCCATGCTCCAAATTTTGATCCTAAATTAAATGCTCTCATCAATTGTTGAACTTGTTGTTTTTCAATTTCCATTTCGCTATGTTTTAACTTAGTCTCCTTATTTTTTTTACTTTTTTCTTTAACTAACAGTTCTTTAATTTTTTCATCAGTAATTTTTAATAATTCTTCTAAATTAAATATAGTTTTATTAAAAATAATATCAGATAATTCTAATTTAATTAATTCAAAAACAGGATTATCATCTCTTAAATCTATAAAAATTAATATAAGTAATTTATAGAATATATATTGAGAAATTAAAAAAATATGTTCATTATTACATAATGATACTTGTTCTAAACTTGAAATGTCATCGTTTTGATTAGGCACTAATAAATTTAATAAATTTATTATATCTTCAGATTTTTCTATATAATGTTCTATTATACACATAAATTCTACAATATTAGAATTAAAAATTTCAGGTTGATCTGATTCAGTTTTTATACTGTATAAATTACGAATGATATCATCAATACTTCTATAATAATTATAAATTTCTTTTAAATTTTTATTATTCATTTCTTTGTCATTTGGTTCAGAATCGAGTATATTAATTGATGTAGGACAATCTTTATTTAAATCAACTTTTATATAATCTTCTTCCATCCACCAAGGTTTATTATTTGTCACTTTATTAATTTCGTTTATATTTTTTTTTTTTATATTTATTTTTTTTTTTT